CGGGCAGACCTGCCACTCGATATGTTTGCCTTGGCGTTTTGGGTGATTTCGTCATACACGGCATTGGCGATCGCTTCTGCCATCTTTCCTGCCATGGCGAATTCACCTGTAAGAACGAATCCTTGTGCTTGGAGTTCGCTTTCCAACTTCTGTTTAAGTGAAGCTTTACTCATTGCCATGTTATTTACCTGCCTTAACTGTCGATGACAAATCAGAGTGAGGCTTGCCTGTGTAAGCACAAATACAGTCACCTTGCACAACACCTTTACCGCCATTCATGGTGATGAGGTCAGCCACTTCTATGATTTTCTTTGCAGTCGTGGTTTTGTTATTTGTGATTTCTTCTATTTTGTCTTCCAACACTTTGATGCGTTGGTTTAAACATTCGGTGATGTTGTCTTTATCTGTCTTGCTTTCGAAGTTGCCCACTTCGTCGACCAGCTGGTAAACACCTTGGCGTTGTTGGTAACGGCTTTCACCTTGCTTAATCGCTGGTAACTTGAATCCCAATGGCAGAACACAACGAATGAAAGGCTTATCCGGTTGGCCGAACATAAAGCCTATTTCTACAATACTTCCGATAGCAGGTGGCTCAAGTCTACCGGCGTATTCACCCACACCTGGTATTGGTAGTGGTACTGCCTGAAGTGGTGATTTGTCTTTGAACTCCACGCCCTTTTCATCGAGCAGTTGAACATTCACCGCATAATGCGGGTAAAAGCGATCAGACATGTCGCCCTCTTCTGGCAGCTCAGGCAACGCAACCACTTTACCCCATCGCGGCAAATGCCAACGCCCAGTCAGCTCTGGAAACAGTCGAAATATGATCCGCTTAATTGCATTTACGTCCATGTCAACTTCACCTCTGTTCCTTGGAAATCAACGCCCACCAAACGCAGGCCATTGACGATTGCACCCGGTCTTAACTTTGGGCTTGCAGGTATTTTCACTGACTTGGCCGTCGTGTGCCCCGTCATCAGGTTATCAGGAATCGTAACTGGCTTATCGGCCCAGTAAGAGTCTTTCCAAGTGCCCACATAGATTTGGCCGTTGCCCTGCTGCTGCCAAAACAGGTCATCAATACTGAAGGCTTGAGACAGCTCGTCCATCACCCGATAGCCATTGCCGTCACTGTAAAAGCATGGGATGGAGGTTTTACTGTAGGCCGCTTCTGGTACCACAAACTGCAATCCGGTTTTATTGGTCACATCGCTAAGTAGTTGCATCAATGTCGGGTGTCGAAGCGTGATATCGAGAGGCTTAAACAACAATGCCGCCAACTCGCGACAAAATAGTTCTGACCACCCTTTTTCTGATGCCTGTACCCGTTCGATGTAGCCAAGAAATACCCGCGATATGCTGTCACCCCATCCAATATCTACGGCAATAATGGTGTTTACCTTTGGAGAACCTTCAACAGAAATCGAGCAGCGACCGGGCGTGTTCACATCAAAGAGAATGCGATGATTCTTTGCTTTAACCTTTTGACTACCAAGATAGGCTCTACAAACAAACTTATGGTTTGGCTCCATTACCTCCCCCTATGACAAGATTTCGTCTAGTGATTTGAGAAACTTCATGATGCCAGTGAGTTCGACACTTGTATCCGGCGGAACGTCTTCACTTTGCCCTGCTTCTACCGGAGTGGTTACCCCTTGCACCTGCTGTTGTGTTGCAGGCTTATCTTCCTGCCGCTGTTCAACACGCTCAGGAACGGACAAGTGCTCAACCAACTCGAAAGCCACGTTCCATTGTCGGTTGCTCTCTTGTTCATCGGCTCGGATAGTGCCTTGGAATTTAACCTGGCGGATTTTGAGTGCAGCGGCGGTGTTGTTGCTGATGCGGTAAATCTGGCGGGCACTATTATCTTGCCCGCCTGCCATGGTGAAAAGGTTGCTTAGGGTTTCACTCTTGTTGAATGGGATCACACCACTGACAGACAACACTTTGCCTTTGTTACCTGTTTCGGCTTGGTCAGTCGATGAGGACTGGCCGGACATATCTTGTCCGGCAAGCTGTTGGCGAACGCTAATACGCAGGTTCTTGAGTGAGATTTGGGTTCCGTTAAGGGTTAGCATCAACCCAACTCCCATTGAACACCATCAGCTTACTCGTATCCTTATTTAAAGATGTAAGACCAAAAGCAGGGTTGATTATATTTTGAATTTCCGCAGTGGTACCGCTTGTGTATTTTTTGCACCGTGTGACAATGCTATCCGGCCTATCAGTATTCCACTCGATAGAATATTCTTTAGCGCTATTACCATCATTATATCCGTCTGATTCATAGACAAATCTTATCGATACCAATTTCCCTAAAGCGTAATAACTTTCTAGTTTTAAGTAACCTCCTGGGTCAGGCTCATTAATCTCATTCAAAAATGGCTTAATGATTTTGATTGCTTCAAAAGAGTAAGATCCAGAAACTGCACAAAAATCTAAGCAGAAACTGTGCTTTATATTCCGTTGAACATAGTTATCATTAATCTTTTGGCATACCGATACCACATCAAAAGTTTCGTCTACACCTTTTAGATAGTGATATTTAAGAACCTCTGTGTCTGTGTAATATTTTTTATCACTGGTAAATTCTTTACTTCCAATATTAGCTACTGGGAAAACACTCAAGTCTTTATAATTTGCCGCCATGAGCATATTGTAGTCTTTATTATCTAGCGTCCCGGTATAAGTATTTGTGGTTAAAACATCAAAAACATTGGTTTGATATCCAAAAATTACCGCATCCCACAAAGTAACTTTAAATCGACCACTGATAATCCCTTTCCCATTTTCAATATGAAAGGCTTTTTGGAAATTAGTATCTGGTTGAATTCTTAAAGTAATATCGTTATCACCAGTTCCTGCCGACGTATTACCATTCCCTCTCTCACGGGAAAGATCGACTACATTCATAGGGCTTGACCATGATGTCATCTCTATGTCACAAGAACTCATGAAGTTTAATTCGTTATTATCGATATCAAACGCATGGTTTTGGTAGAACCCAGTGCATGACACTTCTATCTTGTTCCAAACTAAGATTTCAGGTCTTTCGCCCTCCGCTGAGTTGCAACATATGACACATCCAGTTCCGTTTCCAGATTGCATTTTTTGCAAGTGTCCTTGCTTGTTGTAGCAGTATATGCCTACAAAACTGGTCTTGTATGACACCTTGTTAAACACATTACCTTCAGGATAGTAATCCGTTCCATGTATCTCTAATGCCCTAGCGTTATACTCTGGCGTTTGCTCTGGCATATCAATAAGAATTTGCATCCCATTGAAATCGTGATTGGAAGTGATGTTATAAAACTTAAGTCCATCATGCTCACTTGATATGCGAACAGTTACGTCACTTTCTACAACAAAGCGGTTTATTTTTGATAGATCGACTTTTATTTCGGCACTTATATCATAAATGCCTTTTTTTAATGCCAAGACCCCATCGTCCAACATTTTTATAAAGGCATTTGTATAATCTACATCACTATCCTTTTTGTAGTCTTCAATAAACAGCCCGTATCGATTTTTCATGGTTGAAAGTACATCTGCTTCAGGCCGCAAATCACTCACCGAGCCATCAGCCAAAACCTCAGCAATTTTGCACACGAAATGCGAGATATCTTTTCCTGTTGAGGAGTCAATATAATCGTCTTTCTCTTCGGACGTGATGACAAAATCAAACAGGGTGACTTGTTCACCTGTTGGTGTGCCTTCGCGGTGCGCATCGATGTAGATGAACGATGGCTTATTGGTTACCTGTACACTACGGTCAAACTCCATGCTGACACGGTTGCCAGAAACATAACCGGCACCCGCTTTGATGTTGTATGCACTGCCCGATGGTGTCACCAAGAAACCATCTTCGATAAACCAGTCTTTGCCGTTCTGGTCGATGATGGATTGCGCTACATCGCTGTCCATCTTCTTCATTCGGTCAGTTGCGTTGTATTGCCAACTGGATGCATCCACCGTGATGTTGGTGATTTCGGCAATGTCTTTGTATTCAAGTACGACCGAACGCACCAAGGTATTACCCGCAACACCTGGTTCATCTGCTGTTTTAGGTGTTAAAGCGTGATGGTCAATCGTGACTAATACGCCATATTCAGAGCAGTATGCGCCCGTCCAATTGAACTCGAACGGACCAACATCGCTGGTCAAAGTGGTGCTGTAGATCACCGAGTCTGCAGAAAGGCGGCCGCGCTGTTCAACCTGCTCTTGGTGAACAATATCATCCGTCGGTACCACATCATCTGGTTGTGGGAACTCTGGGCGGTTGGGTACATTGGCGAACATCATCTTGTCGATGATAAGCGGTTTTTCTTCAGCGTTGAGCTGTGCCAACAGTGCTTTACCTGCGGCGGTTAAAATTGACTTGTCAGTGGTATTTGCCATGTTTAGTAATTCCTTAACCCTTCACTGTGGCTTGGTAATATTCGCAGTCGACGTTCAGCACACTAGGAAGCATGCCAACGTTGAGTCGAGTCTTAACGTGAGACGTGTTGTATTGCGCTTCAATATTCTTGCTTCGCGCGGCCAGCGGCATTTCGACATAACTGGTGTATTGATAGCGGCGGCAGGTTCTGCCGTATTGTCTGATTACTGTATCTAGCAGCTTGGGAACGTTGGTTAAATCGCCGTCGCGGATTTTTAGACTGATTACATCCCAATCCACATTGGCTAAACGCTCATCTTGCCCGATGTGGGGATAGCCCAACTTGGCGAACATATCTTCCCAGCCCGCTATCGTGCCCGCATCACGCGCAAACCCGTATGCATGAGCAACACGAGTTCGAAACAACTCTTCCGGCTCTTGGCCTAAGCGTTGTATATCGCGTTGCCACGCAAGAATGTTCACCAGTGCAATTGGGGCGGTTAACGGATCATGCTGCTGCAGTGGCATTTCGAATGCCGCTCTCACATGTTCCCAGTAGTTGCGCATGGCTCGGGCGAACTTAGCCAGCTCGCCTCTTCCCATCCAGTAACGCAGGTTAATCTCAGGAATTTTCAATCGTCACCCCCAGAGTATTAATTCGCGGTACCGTCAGATTGTTAATGATGTCAGCGTTATCAAATTCGAGGGATTCAATCTCTGAGAACTGCGCATGCAGCTCTTGCCCAAGCCTTGAAAAACTGAATCGAAGAACCGGATTAGTGACCGTTGGCGAGTAATCGGTGTTCTCACGGAAAGCGGCACCAATAAACTGCTCCACTTTAATTTTCAACGCATCTCGGTCTTCCATCGTTAATGAACGAAGTGGCCAAACTCGGCAGACAATATCGTGGGTCGTTTCTGGCATGGCGAGCACTTGCAGATCATCACCATGACCGTGCTGACCTTCGACACGGATGTACTCATTCAAATCCGCCAACATTTCTGCGGATGGTTCACCCGTGTCTAAAAGGATTAGCGCGTTGGCAGTACCTGGACCACGCGGTGCGTTGTGCTCAAAATAGACATTGTCGTCATTGATGCCAGCACGACTGGTGAGCAGTGAACGGTAAGCCGCATCAATGTGCCATCTTGCTACTGCGCTCCACTGGTTACGAATACGTAGGCGGAGTTCGTCATTATTCTCTTTGTCTGCTCCGGCTTCATTCAACCATTCGGCAGGGTTCGTCACTGCGCCAATGCCCGGAATGGCTGTTGGCAAAATGTGGTAATACCCTTCACCTAGGTTGTAAGCGGCGCCCTCGTTTTCCGCCTCGACTTCTGCCATTACCATGGTTTCGTTCTCTGGCATCGTGGTATCAGCAAGCACCTTCACCCGGTAAATCGTGCCGTTAATTGGTTCGGTTTGAACCCAAGTATCTTTGGGAATCACCAACGCAGGGCCTTTAGACGCAGAACGTTGAAAGGCGATCATGCCTTTGGCTTTGGTTGCGCCTTTACGGGTGAGTTTGCATTGCCACGCCAACAAGTCGAGCCATTGGTCAACGGCGGTCGCGACAAACATGTTCGGTAAGACATAGCCAACCAATAAGGTATTGATGAGCCACATCGTGACTTTCACGACCGTGGCTTCGATAAGGCGCCAAAATGGAGAGAACGGCGAGTCGTTTGAGATGATGGAACCTTCTTTGTCCATCTCCTCTTTGAGTACTTTCTTCCACCCTGCTTCATCGGTAGGGATACCGGATTGCTTCACCAGTTCGGCATAGTCTGGTTTTGGAATATCAGTCATTAACGCTCTCCGTTATTCACTATCTCTAATTGCAACTCGCCAAAGTCCATGGTGTCGGCAAACACGTAAATCGTGCCCTCGGTCGGTTCATCTAAACGAACGGTACCCGGTACCAATCGAACGTCTTCTTCAACGAGCAATTCCAGCTTGGTGCGGATATCGGCTTTCTTTGATGGGCTTCGCTCAGCGATTAAATCCACCGCCAAGTTACTCTCGATAATGGCATGTTTGATGTCTTGGGCGATCACCGCTCGGTCTTGAATCAAGATTGGATTTCGGCCTGCATCGAGCACCACATCCCCGTTCTCAATCAAAATGTCCTGGTATTTGTAATCCGCCATTAGCCTGCCGCCATTTCTATTTCACTCGCCATGTCTTGCGGGCTGTTCATGTAGGTTGGATAAATCGCCACACCACCGTAATTGGTTGAGCTCGTTTGGTAGCTGGCGATGTTCTTAGCTGCGCCACCTGGTTGAATTTGTGCACGAGGCGTAGCGCTTTGAACCGACTTAGATTTCACTTGAGTAGATTCATCATCACCGCCTAAGCCTGGTATCCAACTGGTGACACTTTTCACCATGTCCATAACTTGGTTGTACTTACCGATAATCCAGTTAAATACACTCATAAACGCGTTTCGCATGCTTTCAGCCAAGCCTGTAACCGCTTGGAATGCCGCTGTGTTTTGCATCGCAAACAGGAAGTCATTCCATCCCTGTTTTGCCATGGTGGTGAATGTGAGGAATGCCGCTTTTAAATCGTCCCAGTAGTAGACCAATGCAGCGACTGCAGCGATGGCTGCAACGATACCGATAACGACCCAAGTAATTGGATTAACAAGTAATGCAGCGGTGAGTTTGACTACTGACCACATCGCCGCCATTGTGCTTTTAGAGAATGACCACATAGCGAATGTTGCGCCTTTGATTGCAGTCGCACCAAGGCCTAATGTAGCCCATGCAACGGTGACCGCTCCGGTAAACATCGTAATCATGCCGCCAACGGCAACCAAACCGAGTAAAGCGACTGCCGCAAGGCCAATGTACTTGGTGATGTTTGGAAACAGTTTTGTCCAGAGCATGATTTCTTTTGCACCATTGGCAAACATTTCCACCACAGGGAGGATCACTGGCAGTAAGGCTTGTCCAAATGCAGCACGAACCGCAAACACACCTTGCTCTAGTCTTTCCCATTGGTCGGTCATTGCTCCGGCCATTTGCTCAGCAACATCTAGACCTTGCACTTTACCGAGGTCATTGATTGAGTTCGCCAGTCCATCCGTGTTCTGCATTAAGAGCTGAATCATTGCCGTGGCTTCTTGGGTACCAAATGCTTTGCTCAACTCTGCCGCTTCTGCGACCGAAATCGTGTCACCATATCGGCCTTTGATTTGATTCAGAATATCGACAATCGGCAGCAACTGGCCTTGTGAATCGGTAAACGACATATTCAGCGCATCTTGGGCTTTTGCCGCACCCGCAAGGAAAGCACGGTATTTGGTACCCGCCTCACTACCACTCATCGTGGATTGCAACGTACCAAGGATCGCCATTTGTTCCGTCATGCCAACACCAACGGAGGTAGCCGAAGCACCTACAGAGGTAAACGCCGCCGACATCTGATCACCGGTAGTCTTAAACATCTGAACCGCTCTGGCAGTCTGGCCGCCAAGCATGTTCACCCAGTCCGCTTTGCCCATTTGGTTCGCGCTATTCTGGAAAATGCCATACATGGTGCCGACGTAGTTGGTAATGGTTGAGGTATCTGCCTTTGTTGCCGCAGCAAGCACACCAGAAGCGCGGGTAAACTCGGAAAGTTCATTACCCGCTAACCCTGAAATTGCGGATTGAATGTCATACGAAGCCGCCACAAATTCCGTGGCAGACTTACCGTAATCCACCGCAAAATTAAGCGCAGTGTCACTCAGCTGCTGAAGCTGCTCATCAGCCACACCCAATGATTTGACTTCGCCCAGAACGCGATCCATTTCAATTGCTGGCATCAATGCATTTTGCAGCGCAAAACCAGCACCCACCATGCCAGCGGCACCCGCCATCATGGTATGGGTACCCTGACGGTAGGTATTGGTGACATCATTCAAATTGCGTTGAATATTGCCCAGAGGTTTAGAAATCTGGTCAATCAATCCAACTTGAAATCTGAGTGATTCTGGTAACATCAACAATTCTCTCTAGGTTAGGCTGCTTAAGCACCGAAAGCCTTAGCTACTCCGCTAGCGGTGACAGCTTGCATGTTTTCCCAGTGTTTTTTCTCTAACCAAATCGCGTAAGCAAAGTTTTGCTCAGAGTCTGGTTCATGGGGTAACCACTTGCGGCGCCACGCATACATCTGTTGCCTGTCGCCGC